ACTGTAATAATTATATTTAAAGCACTTGATAATTTATCTATATTATCTTTATTTTCAGTAAAAGCTTTTGTAGACTCTATTATTTTGTCAATAGTTGGTTTTAATGTTTCTATTAAACTCAAAAATATAGGTATTAATCAACTTGCTATTCAATCTTTTAAATCTTGTACTTTAGATATTATTTCTGCTTGTTGTCTTGCTAAACTTCAAGCTCATTGTGTATAAGCAGTTTGAGCATCAGCTGATTTTTCATATATTAATTGTTGTGTTGCTATTGCTTTTGCTTGTTGGTCTGTTGCAAAAGTAAGCCCTTTTTGTGTATTAGTTAGCATTCTTGCTTTTACTTCTTCTTCATTTATTGATATACCTAGACTCTTTAATTGTTCTCTTTCTCATAACATTGCTTTTGTAAGTATATCAGAAACTTGTGTTGCATTATATTGTCAAGCACTCCATTCAGATAATGCTCAAGATAATTTTAACATATCTCAAGTCATTCAAGTTGCAACTTCTCTAGTAAATCACATAGGTATTAATAAATCTTGCAATCAAGCGGCTGCTTTTATATACTCATTTTTACTTAATCACATTGAATTAGCAGTTTCATCAGCAAACTTTTTAATATCTCAAATATATTCTCAAAATACAATATTAGCCTTTTTTTGAGTTTGTTCAATATCTGATGATAATTGTAAAAATTCTCATGATAATTTAAATACTTGTTTACCTATTTGTTTTGCAATATCATATGTAGCAATAGCTTTAAAAGTATCTCAAAAAGTAGATGTTGTTTTAGTTACACCTTTTATATTTTTTTCAAGATTTTTTATTTCTTTACTAGCTAAATCATTTGCACTTATAACTAGTTCTAAATTTCTATCACTCATTTGGTTTTAGTTAATTATATAATTTAATTATAAAAAAAATAACTTAAAAGTAAATTATAAGTTATTTTTTTGTTCTTTTCTTTTAGAGTTAATAAAATCTTTTTTTCTTTCTAACATTAATATTTCAAAATGTAATCTTAAAAGTCTTTCATCTTCATTATCTAAATCAGATGGTTTACAATGATATAATTCTTTAATGAGTATAAAGTCCATATATTCTTTTGGAACACTTCAACCCCCATTAATACATCTTTTTATATCATCTAAATTTACAGGGGGCTTTTAATAGAATTAATTTTATTTAAAATATCATCAAATTGTTTATCACTTAAAGCATCTACTTCTTCTTGTATAACCTCACACATTTCAGCAACTAGATAATTATTTGCTCTATCAGCATTTACTGGATTAACTTTAAAATTTCAATCAACTCAAACTTCAACTCATTCTAGTAATAATTCATTGAATTTTCTTTTTATTCATCTTGTGATGAAAGGTTTTTTAATTTGCATAATCTCTTGTTTAAAAAATAAAATATCTTGTTTTTAATTAAGGCTTATAATCAACAAGATAAAATTATAAGCCTTGTTGATTAATATTGTGTAGATTGTGTATTTTGTAAATATGAAGTTAACATTGAACTATCAGCAATAGAATATAATCAAGTAAATCACATATTTTGTGTAACTATTTCATCATTATTATTACTTCTATCCCATTCATCAAAATTAAGTAAACCAAAATCAAAGTTTAATTCAGCATATTTTGTAGCTCATATTAATGTTTCACCTAATATAGTTATTCTCATAGCCTTTTGAGTTCAAGTAGTGTTATATGTTCTATATGTATTATCTCTGTATATAATTTCCATATCTCAAGTAATACTAAATTGTTGATTATGCAAACTAACTGGATCACAACTTCAAAATGAAGTAATATCTATTACATTTTTAGATATTTCAAAGTTAAGTGATTGCATAGGTATTACAGCAGCTGCACTTAATCAAGCTATATTGTCTGCAAATTTTATATTCATTCAACATACTTTAAAAGGTTTTTCATTTGTATAAGTAACAGTTTTACCAGTAGTAGTTCCTACTGATTTACCTTTAAATAATCAAGTAAAATTAATTACATTTCATACTTCAGCATTTATTCAAAAAGTATCTAGCATGTTATATAAACTTAAATCTTGTGTATTACCATTAGTAACTATAGAATAACTTTTATGATTATTAGTATTAGTAACAGTAAAAGAATGTTTATAAACTAGTGCTTCAACTAATGCAGGAGAACTAGAAGTCCCAAATAAAGCAGTTAACATATGTCAAATTGTTATTTGTCATACTCTTCATTCAATAGAAGTTTCAGACATATTTTTAACTAAATCTTTTGAAGATAAAGATTCTATTCTTCAAATTCAACTTTCATTTTCAATATATTCAGTAACTGGTTTAATATATCCAGTATTTGTTAAAGGTATCCAACTAAAAGCACTTGCTTCTATTCAAGCAGTTGTTTCTTTACCTATTCAAAGACTCTCTAGTCTTCAGATTATTTCATTCATTTTATTATAGTTAAATTATAAATGTACTTGTTTATTTAATTGTTGTTCACTTAATGTAGCCCAACGACAATTTTTTTTACAATAGTTTCAATTTACATTAATTCTATCTATTGTAGTTTGTATTTCTCAAAAATTCTCTAAATGTTCTAAATAACTTTTATACATGTCTTTATAAAATTCATCAAATGTTTTCCATTCACATTTTATTCATCTTCATCAATATCTAAAAAAGTCTTTTCATTTTATATATTCACATCTATTTTTTAATCATCTATATATTTTATAAAATCTAGTTTTAGACATATTATGTTTTATTTTTGTTTTATTTATTTCTAATACTTTTTCTTTCTGTAAACATCAACAACTTTTTATATGTCATCTTTTTAAATCTGCAAAATTTACTTTATGTATATTTCAACAATCACATTTACATAATATCTTTTCTATACTTTTTGCATTTAATCTTTCATCTATAATAACTAATTTATTGTATCTTTGTCATAATTTTATTTCCATAATAATTTATTAATTTATAATAATATTATTATAGTTTTATATTAAATTATGTCAATTATTTCATTAGCCATATATTAATTATTAGTATTTAAAATATTTTCTTTAGCTTTTATTTTTGCTTTAAGTAGCTTTAAAGCTCTTTCAATACTATCAGCTTCAATAGTAATGTCTTCTTTAGGGAAAAAGTATTCCATATATATATATTAATAAATAAATTAAATAAGTAAATTAAATAGTATTTACTGATTTAGTTCTACATAATATTTCAAATACTCTCATAGGTTGCTCATCATCTAACCATCACCAAGTAATACTAAAATCAATCTTTTCAACTGTTCATGATAAAGTACAATTAGCTTTCTTTCTTAATTCTGTCAATATAGCATCAGCTAAAGTTCTCATTCTATCTTCCATTATTGCTATACTTTTATTTTGGTCAACTACTTTTATTTTAAAAACTAAATCATCAACATTTGTAGCACTATCTAATATAATTTCTTCTCAATCAACTGGACTAATTGTAGCAGTTGGAAAACTATCATATGTTTTTATATCATAGTTATAAACAGCTGATAAACTAGTTCCTGCTATCAATGTATCAAGTATTGTTTTTATTGCTCAACTTATATCTTTAAACATGGGTATTAAATTATTAAATAATATATAATATCATTATAAAAACATATTACCAAAGGTTACTTATATTTTTATTAAAGAATTGCTTAATTTGATTAATAGAAGAATTTAAAGCTCTTCTCATATAATATCTAGTAGTAGGATTTTTTTTGTTTACATATTCCCTTATTTTTGCATATTTTACATTAGTTCAAACTAATCATTTATCTCATTTAATATCTGTTGTAATACTTCTTCTTAAATTTCAAGTTTGATAAGGTGCATTTTTAACTGCTTTTCATTGTACTAATAGAACTGCTTGTTGTAAACTTTTATTAATAGCTCAACTTAAATCAATATCTTTCCATTTAGTTTTTATTGTAAAATTAATCATATAAACTATTTATTATAGACTCATAATGAGTTCAAAGTAAACTTGTATATTTTCTTACTCACTTTATTTTATAACTCACATTATCTTCATCAATTAATTTATCTCATACAATAACAGGATAATCAGAGAACATTTTAAACACATTAAAAGCACTTTCTCAACCTTCCATTATTCATATAGTATCTTCTATAGGCTCAATATAAACTCTAGCTGTTCACACTGTTTTAGTATATGATTTTTTACCACTTGTTTCTACAAGTCTTTTTATTGTTATAGTATGGTTTATAGTTTGTATCATTTTATACAGAATAAATATTATTTTTTTTATATTTTTGTAATCAAATTAAAATCATATTTTCATTTTCTTGTTGTGTTTTATTATTTCAATAATTAACTGAAATTTGTCATTGTGTAAAACTAGTTATTCAAATAGTTTTTCTATTATTATAATAAAATCATACTAAATCATAAGCTATTTTTTTTATATCATCAGGTATATCATCAAATCAAGCTTCATAAGTAAAAGTTATTTTATTAAATTTATTATCATTACAAATTAATGGTAAATAAAAATTTAATTCTCTACCTTGCAATTGATAATCTCAAACAAAAGCAGTTCAATCAACTTCTGTTAAACTAGTAGGATTTATTTGTTTTAAATAATATGGTCAATTAGAATTGAAATTATATTTTTCATCTGTATAAGTTACTTTTTGTAAACTTGTAACTCATAAATAATTATTTATTTTACTTTCAGCAATTCATATTAAAGTATTTATAAGAGTATCCTCTCAACTAACTCATAAATAATTACAAACTTCACTTGTTGATAAATACATATTATTTTTTATTAGATTTTATAACTTTTTTTACTTTTATATCTTGTTTTTCAGTTTCTATTTTAATTACTTCTCAAAATATATTTCAATAAGCATTCATTAAATTTCAAAATTCATATTCATTTACTTCAACTATTTCTCAAGGTTTTACATCTTGTTTAACTCATTTTACACTTGTTCTTTGTAAAATATCACTTTTATTAATTATAAACATATTTAATAGTTATTGATAATATATATATTATATTTAATTAATAAAAAAAGTAAATAAAAAAAGAGTATTTCTACTCTTAATTTATTATTTTTAATTTAACTAAACAGTAATATTTATTAAAGCTGAACAAGAGTCTGTATCTCTAATTGTAAGAGCAAATCTTGTATGAGCAGTAATTCTAAATTGGTCAAATTGTGGTAAGTATTCAACATTAGTTCTTAATTCTCTTTTAAATCAAGTTATAACATCTTCTTTGTAAACTAATACAGCTGTTCAAAGAGTATTATTTCCTGGAGTAACAGAAACTTTTCAATCAGCTTCAGTTAAAGGAACATCTCAATTTACTACTATTTCAACTCAATCAATCATTTTTATTACACCATTTACAACAGTTGCAGCACTACCAAATTTTTCAATAGTTTCAACTGGAGTTAATCCTAATAATTTGTAGTAAACATCAGCTCATAAAATCCATAATAATTTTGATGGGTCTAATCATTTTCTTCACATTAATTTTCTAGCAGCTCTAAAATCAACTAATTCAAGAGTTCCAGCATTTACAGTTTTAGCATTAGTAATTGCAGATTTTCTTAATCAATCAAAATGTAAATAGTAAGTTCAAGCAGTTGGTGCTCCATCATCAGAGTTTACATTTCAAGTAGCAGCAGTTACAGTATCACCATTAATTATTGATTTATCTAATGTTTCAGCATAAGCTTTAGCAATTTTATCTTCAACATATGGTCTAATAGCAGTAATAGAGTCTTCATCTAATTCTCAAGATAAATAAGTTACAGCTGATAGTTTTTTAGATACAAGAGTAATTGAACCAGTACCAGCATTAGAAGCAGTATATTCACTTCAAGGTCAAGCAGTATTTTCTCAAGTAGCATAAAATATTGGGTCTACTCATTCAGTTGGTATAATCCAAGAAGCAGTAGGCATAGAAAAAGGAGCTGGTAATCTTGATAATACAGTATTAGCATCTCTAACTTTTTGTAAAACAGTTGAAGCCATTCAAGTATCAACAAATTCTTTACCATTTGCAATTTCAGCAGTATCCATTGCAACTCATTTCACTTCCATTTCTCAGTTAATTGTTTTTTGTAATAGCTCAAGTTTTTGAGCAGATGTCATTTTGTCCATTTTTATTATAGTTATTAAATATTATTTTTAGCATTCATTAATTGTTGGTATAAAGGATCTATTGTCTTTTTTTCAACTCATAATGTAGCGAGACCTTTTTTAATTGGTAAAGAGTCAACCATTCATTTAACTTCAAAAGTTTTTTTTGATAACTCCAGAACATTATCTAAAACTGTTTCCATTAAATTTTTTTGAGCTATAAGCTCTTCTTTTTGAGCTTCAACCATATCTTTCAATGATTTAATCTCTTCTTTTAATTCAGCTTGATCATCAATTTCTTCTTCAACTGATTTGGCTTCAGTTTCTTCAGTAATTGTTTCAGGAATTTCACCTGCAATTTCAACCTTGTCTGATTTTACTTCTTCAATTGTTTCTTCAACAATTGTTTCTGTAACTTCTTTAATTTCTAAAGTTTCATCTACTTTAGTTTCTATTAATTCCTTTACTTCCATATTATCTATATTAGATTTTAAATTATCTTTCTCTAAATCATCAAAAAAACTTTTAATTGATTTAGATAATGTAAATAAACTATTTTGGTTTGCAGGAGTAGATACAACAGATATTTCAATTAAATCTAATTCTGTTATTTCTCTTATTTCTAAATCTCATACCATTTTATACTCCCATTTTTTTGGTATAAATCAAATACTAAATCATTTTAATATTTTATCTCTTATTAATTGAAAAGTATTATCAATATCATTAGTTAATTCTATTGTTACTTCTAATCATTTTTTATTTAGTTTATATTCAATAGTTTTTCATAGTGGTTTATCACTATTATGTTGTAATAATATAATAGGGTTATTCATATATGTTTCCATAGCACTATTAAAAGCTTTTGGATTAACTATATCATTATATCTATCTATATCAGGAGTTGAAGCCCATCATTTTATCTTTACGATATCTTGTTTAACCTCAATCTCTTTAAATTCACATTGGAAAAAATTAGTCATATTTATTTATTAATTATTAAGCCCAAGCAGTAGCATTTACTCAAGTTGAGTCTGTATCCATTAAGTTACTTTCTAGATCAGCTATTAAAGCATTTCATCATGTAGCATAAGTAACAGTAACTCAAACAGTAGCACTTGCAGTCATATCAGCAACAGTTAATTCTATAATATTACTATTACTTCATTGTTTAGCAGTAGCACTTACAACATAAGCAGTTGCAGGAGTTCAAGTTTCAAATACTGTAAATCATCAATCATTAGCTTGTGTTAAAGTAGCATCATCAGCATCTTCTGATAATGTTACAAATAAAACTGTATTAGATTGTCTTGAAGCTGATAACATATAAGGAGCTTTATCAAAAGTTACACTTGAAGCATTTGTAGTAGTTGTTACTTGTGTTCAAACATTTCAAACTATATCTATAAAATCAATAGTAAATGTAACAATTCATTCAGTTTCTGTTCAAACAACTGTATAAGTTGCTGTCCAATGTTTATCATCTACTCAAGCAACTATTGTAGCTTCTTCTCAAAGAATTGTTGCAGTAGATTCTTGTATATCTTCATTTGAAACTATAGTAATTGTAATAGTATCTCAAACTACAGCAATTGTAGGGTCTACATTATCAGAAGCTATTGTTACAGTAGTTAATAAAGGTTTTGTTAAATCAGGAACAAGTCAATAAATATAACTAACTCTATTATCCCAATTACAAACAAAATCATCACTAGGAAACTTATTTATAAGTGGATATTTTTCAGTAACTATAGAACCTGCTGTATTTTTTAGTCTTATTTTCCAAAAACTAGAACTAGTAGCTCTTCAAAGTTCTGCATATCAATAATATACATTATTTGCATCAGTGCTATCTACAATAGTTTGGTATGTAGTATTTTCTAAAAACATATTTTTTATTATTATTATATAATATATTTATATTAATCAAAGTTTTAATTTTGTAAATTAAAATATTTTTTTTCTTCATCAAAATATTTTCAAATATATTGTTCTCATTTTTTTATTTCACTAAAAGCCCATCAATTATTATATTTATTTATATTATCTTTTGTATAATCAACTCAAACCTTTCAAAACAATGTATATAATTTTACTTTACTCATAATGTTTATATTAATTTGTAAATAGTTAATATATTATGTAATGTTTTTCATTTACTTATATGATATCTTACATTATCATAATTTAAATTAAAACATTCACACCATTCAATCATAGTTTTTGTAATTCAATTATAATTTAATAGTATATTAGTTCTTCTATTTCTTCAATTTTCACTTACAGAACACCATCTTATATTTCATCTTTCATAATTTCAATTATTATTTATCCTGTCTATTTGGACTGTTCAGTATTTTTTAACTGATTTACAGTATTCTAAATATTCATCTTTCGCAAATTCTATAAAATTATTTTTCCGTTTTTCCTCCATTATTATTCATCTTCAACCATAATTATTATATTGTGAATTACTTTTTAAATAACATCTTTCTTTCGCACTTCTCCATTTTTTATAAAATTTTGTTCAATTTAATCAATGTATTTTACTTCTTAATCATATATTTTTTTTATCGTGTCAACAACTTTTACTTTTTCATAATAAAATATTTTTTAACAGTATATTTTTTATATTTCAACAATCACATTTAGCTTTTACATATCTTTGTGATTTTATACTTTCCAACTCTTCTAATATCAACCAATTATTATATTTTTTATTATAATCTATATTTATTTTTTCCATATTATTTTATTATTAAAT